CGCGAGGGGCGCACGGTGCTTTGGTACAACACCACTTAGAGAAAAACTCTAAGTCTCCTACTATCAAATGGAACCATCATGGATGAGAAGCGTCGGAGAGTTGCGGTTAACCCGCAACAACCCTATAAGTCAGCAGTCCCTAACGGGAAACTTCTGTCTTATATAGCTCCTCCGTTTTCGTATATTCAAACAACGAAAACACGTGGTCACGCCTGGCCTTCAGCCGGGCGGGGCAAGACGGATTTGGGTGGAGATTTCTCCACTGCTAAGATCGACTCATTTGCTCTTAACGGTGAGTATGCGCCTGATGCGTATGCTTTCGGTTATGAGTATGAGGGCGTAGAATACGCCGTCAATCCTAACACGGCAATCAATGATGCTCTTGGCTATGTCTCTTTTTCATCAGATGCGAACCTGATGCAGAAGGGTACTACGGCCATTGCAAATTGTATTCCGACAAATCCTGTCGCGGATGCTGGAACCTTTATCGGTGAGCTAAAAGAGGGTTTACCCAAAATAGCTGGCAAAAGCCTTTTCAAGTCTAAGTTCAAAGACTACCGTAAATACGGTGGCGAGTACTTAAACTTGGAATTTGGCTGGAAGCCCCTTATTTCTGATCTTCAGAAATTTGGCAAAGCTGCTATCGAATCTGACAAGATTCTTGAGCAACTTCATACCGATTCTGGTAAGAACATCCATCGAAAATTCACGTTTCCTGATGAAGTGGTATCTGGTTCATTTACGCGTGGATCCGCCTTCTCGGCTAAAGCCGATGGTGGTGGATCTTATGCGTATCTTCACTATGCCACTAGCGGAACTAACCTGCGTGTGGACTATACAGTCCGCACCGAAACTTGGTTCTCTGGCTGCTTTACCTATCATCTCGATCTCGGTAATACTCTTATGAGTCGAGTTAATAGGCATGCAGCAGAGGCAAGGAAACTGTTCGGTGTCGAGCTTACGCCCGAGACCGTCTGGAACCTTGCTCCGTGGAGTTGGGCTGTCGATTGGGAAGGAAACATTGGAGACGTCCTTCATAATGTCTCCCGTTTCTCCCAAGATGGCCTGGTAATGCGTTATGGATATATCATGCAGAAGAAAACTGCCGAAGTATCTTATACTCTGCCTTGGTCGGGACGTTTTATTAAGTCCCCAAAGACAGATCTTCGTATGGGAATACGTGCTTCAAGCCGTATCCGTCGAAGAGCAACCCCATTTGGTTTCGGTTTTGACATGACCGCCCTTAGTGGACGGCAGTCGGCCATTTTAGGGGCTCTTGGAATATCCAGGGGCCCTAGGCATCTTTAACCAAGATGCTGACCATTGCACCACTCTTACAAAGGGTGGGTGATGGTGTCAATCTATCGTTACAACGATAGGACAAAATCAACCGAAAGAGTAATGCCATGTCGTTTGCAGATCCCCAGTCCGTTACCGTCAATGCCGTAGCGATTTCCATGCCTCGTACTAGTTCCGGTGTAAATTCCGGTACTTTTACCTCGGCTGATGGAAATTCGCGTCTGTCTGTCGCGCACGCTTATGGAAAGCGTACTCGTCGGACTATTCGGCTTGACAGTTCGAAGATCGCTGCTGACCCGATGCTGCCGAGCCAGAACGTCAAATTGTCAAATAGTGTTTATTTGGTGATTGACGCTCCGGTTGCCGGCTTTACAAGCACCGAGCTGAAGCAGTATGTGGACGGCTTTCTTGCCGCACTCACCGCATCTTCTGGAGCCAAGATCACCCAGCTTCTGGGTGGTGAGAACTAGCCTTCACATATTTTGTGGAGGTTGTTCTCTTTATTCCATTCCGGAATGATCTTGTCTAGGACATCCATTTTGATCTGTAACACAATGGCTATGGAAGCACGAACTCATATTAGGAGCCGGCTTGAAAAGCCTTATGTTACTCTGGCAGGAGGTAGCAAATGAACTCGCTACCTGGTGTTGCACTAGCACCAGTCTGGACTATAAAACAGTTCAGACTCGCGTCAAACACGAAGGTGATTCTTTTCTAACAATCACCCTACCGAACTTCTGCACCGACTTCCAAAAAAGTCTAGCAGAGGGTCGCGTAGATCGCAACCAGTTTCAAGGTTTTACCTTTACTGGTGGTCTCCCCCGCTTTTTGGGAGGTTTCCTCGATCTTGTGTTTGACCGTGGTACTGGTCTTATCCTTGATAAGCCCAATATAGATGCTGTCTTCGCAATACGCCAGCTTACGCTGATGTTTGGGAAGATTCTTCTTCCCTGCAGTGATGCAAGGAAGGATGCAGCTATTGAAGGCTATATCAAGTGTGAGCAGTCAGTTAAAGACGCGGACGCTAGGCGAGGATCTCAGGAAACTGAGGACTTCGCTCGAATCTCGCGTCTACTTTGGGCTGATCTCTTTTCAAAAGTGGATAACTCCATTGCGAATTTTGAGATCCTTCCAAAGCACGGACCCGGTTCAACCGCTGATAGACTTAAGGGTAACCAAAAGTATAATCAGACAGAATGGACCGATAGGCTCGAAAAAGTGTTTCCCGCGGGTAGTTTTCTACTCCCGTCTTGGAAGCACATCGATAACCTTGACCGTATTAACTGGCTCGAACCCGGACAAGAAAGACCCGTTAGGGTAGTTCTTGTTCCTAAAACGCTCAAAACACCTCGAATTATCGCTATAGAACCTACTGCTATGCAATATGCACAGCAAGGTATCTTGGAGGCATTCGAGAAGGCTATCTTGACAGATGACAATGCCAAGAACCTTATTCAGTGGAAGAGTAATGTTCCTAATCAGAACCTTGCCCTTCTGGGTTCCCAATTTGGTGAACTCGCTACACTCGACTTGAGTGAAGCATCTGATCGTGTTTCGAATCAGCTCGTACGAACTATGTTTCGCAATCACCCGCATCTTGATGATGCAGTTGATGCGACTCGTAGCCGGAAGGCTGAAGTCTTGGCAGGTGACGAAAAGAAAATCATTCGTCTTGCCAAGTTCGCGTCTATGGGTTCAGCTCTATGCTTTCCCATGGAGAGTCTCGTCTTTATGACGGTGATCTTCTATGGGATTGAGAAAGAGCTGATGAGACCGTTAACCATAGATGATGTAAAATCATTCTATGGCCAGGTGCGCACGTATGGGGACGATATTATCGTTCCCGTGCGCTATGTGCGCTCTGTTGTTAGCAGCCTTGAGACTTTTGGGTTCAAGGTAAATGCTAGCAAGTCTTTCTGGACTGGTTATTTCAGAGAGTCTTGCGGAAAGGATTACTTTATGGGCGAAGACGTTTCCGTCGTACGCGTTCGTAGAGTATTCCCAACACAACAGAATGACGCTCAGGAGATTATCTCGACTGTATCGCTCCGTAATCAACTCTATAAGAGAGGATTATGGAAAACAGTTAGATTCCTCGACAACTTGGTTGAAGGTGTTATACCTTTTCCTGCTGTTGGCGAGAATTCTCCTATCTTGGGCAAGCACAACTTTACCGGTTATGAATCTGGTAAGATGTGCTCTAATCTTCAGAAACCTCTTGTCAAGGGTATGAAGATGGTCAGTGTCGCCCCGTCTGATAAACTGGACGGCACTGGTGCTCTACTTAAGTTTTTCCTTAAGCGCAGCGAAGAGCCATTCGTTGACAGGAATCATCTTGAGCGTTATGGACGCCCTGAGTCCGTCGACATCAAGCTCAGGTGGGCCTCCGCGGTTTAAGTATCCCGCGGAGGTGTGGTAACCAATCC